AGCAGATCCTGCTCCGTCTCCGTATTAATTCGGATGTTGTATACCTTGCATTTTCTCTGATAGTTGGCCTGTGCTTTTTTGAGTGATTCCTTCATTGTTACGCCTCCTGCTCTGTAATGAAATAATAATCAATTTCGAAGCCCAAAACCCAGCCGGTGTTTTCTTCGATGAAGCGGAGCGCTTCCTTTTTTGTGTCGCCTGTGAAGTCCTGCTTCTTGATTATAACGTTTCCTGCGAAGGGATCATAAAAAGCGCCGAGGTTGTACTTCGTGATCTTGATATATGTCTCCGCTCCGTATGCTGTGAAGCCTGCGTCAATTAATGCCGCTTTTCTTTCCTTCTCTGTCATTGCTGTTACCTCCGTCATTTTCTGAATGTCTTTAAACCGAATACATGAGCTATTGCTTTTCTAACTGTCAGGTCGTTGCTGATATATCCGCCGCCGTAGATTTTTCGCATTTCCATAGTTCCAATTTGCTGGGCGTAGGTTGCTCTTGTCTTAAAATCGCTAAAATATATAAATGTCTTGCCGTCTACTGTCGTTGTCTTGTATCTTTTCATTTTTATTACCTCCCTTATCCTATGAGCTCGCGCTTTACTACGTTGTTGATGATTTTATAGAGTGTCTCGTTGTCCTTGTATGTTATTTTTTCGTGCTGGTAGCTTCTGTCGATCTCTCCGCAAAGGTCCCAGAGGTCTTGTGTTGTTTTGATCTCGGAAAGCTGCGCTACTAACTGCTTAAATGTTTTGTACTGTGTCATGGTCTTAACCTCCCTGTCTTTTATGCTTATAGTATATACTATAAATATGGATAAAGGGAGCCTTTTTGCGGAGTTTTTTCCAAGTCATATACAAAGTCATATACGGAAAAATAAAAAAAGCCCGAAAGCCTTACGCCTTCGGGTGTTTATCTGGAGCCATTTGTGGGACTCGAACCCTCACAGGTGCGTCCACTGGTGGACTGTATGATCTCGCAAAGCCTTATTTTTCGGCATTTCTAAAAATCAAGCCGCGTGGCTGTACGCCGCTGAAAATACAAAAGTCATATAAAAAGTCATATACGGAAAATAAAAAAGGCCCCGGGAGAGAAGCTGCAAAACTCCCGAGGCCTTCGATATGGAAGAACAGAAAATTGTCAAACCTTGTATAAATAATTCATGCAAACCCAGAGGCCGCCTGTGATGCGTCCCCACTCTCCGTCGGTCTCCACGATCTCCACTTCGGCTGTGTTGTATAACTCGCCTACTTTCTCGTACTCCGTGCCGGGACCTGTTCTGACATTGAGATAACTGCCGACTGATACGATGTATTTCTCGGGCTGCTCCGGTGAAGGTGTCGGTTCTGGATGCGGCTCCGGCTCCGGCTCTGGTGTTGGTGTCGGTTCTGGTGCTGCGTTGTCGTCGTCTCCGTCCGGGCTCCAGCCGTCGTAATTCGGACGGCCCGCTCCCGCGATCTTGGGATCGCCATAACTTACGAAGTGCTCCGCTACGATACCACCGTCGGTGTTCCCTTCGTGCACCTTGAAACCGTCCCCGAGGCCCTCATAATAACCCCAGTCAACGATAAGGCCCGTATGATAGACGCCGTGCGGGTTGTCGCTGCTGACGTAGGCGTCGCTTCTGTAGTAGATTTCGTCTCCGACCTGCATATCTTGAGTTGATTCTATCCAAGCGCCGGCACGCTCATAATATCCGACGGACTGGGCGCAGCCTGCTCCTGCATTTGCTCCGGGGCTCTGGGGCTCGTAAACGGCAGCGAGGGCCGTCCACTTTGCGCTGTCGATGTCTTCGGATGCTGTTGGATCTGTGCAGCCGTGAAGGATGCAATTATCAACATAAATTTTGCAGCTATTTGCTACGCCGTTTTTGGGATAGTTATAAAAACTTATACTGTCCATTTCGGCGCTGTACTCGTTGGTCTTTCCACAAGCATTGCCGAGCTGCTGGTAACTATAATCTATAACGTATTTTTTCCAAACATTACCCATTGTCGGAACCTCCTGTCTTCTTATCTTCATAGATTTTTTTTGCGACCAGAACAACGGCTCCGAGGGCCGTGTCGATCGCTGCTAACGTTGCCGTGATCGCTTCACAATACGGGACATGCCATATTGCGCAGAGCGATGCTGCAAGCGTTATGATCGGCGCCGCAAAAAGCGCCAGATTTTTGATTGTGTCGTAGGTTTTGTCGCTCATAGTTTGCCCTCCCTTGTAAGTCTTTCGTAGGTGTCCTTGATATGCTTGTTTGCAATCATTGTGTAACTGTTTTTAAACTCCGGATGCTGCTCACAATAGCGCTCGTAAGTGTCGCAGTCGTCGAGCTGCTGCCTGAAATATTCGTTACTATGCTCGACGCCGTTCCTGATTTCATCGCTAAAACGAAGGATGTGTGTCCGGGCGAGTATGGCTTGATTTTCGTCAACTCGCTTTGTAAGGGCGTCCAGCTTCTCTTCGATGTCTTTATTTTTATCAACTCTCGAAAAGCCGAAAGTGATAATAAATTGAACAAAGGAAAAAATGGCGCCGGATGCAAGGAGCGGGATAATTAAGTCTTTCATGCGATCGCCTCCCGTGTCTTCTGGATACTGCGCAAAATAAAGGGAACGGTCTCCCGCTCCCTTTTTGCTGCTGTGAATTGTCTATACATTGTACGGTCATTGTATGACGTCTTAATTCTTATTTTGCCGAATTGCGTTTTATGTACTTGCAAAAACAGTTTTCCACGGGTTCCATGTGCTTGAACTTGCGGATGTTCTTGCCATAATTGTAAAACTTCCGTTCCACCTTTGACCAACAAAGTATTGAAAAACATAATCAACGTTAGGGAAATAAGAAACAATAACAAAACCAAAAGAGGATGCTGTTACGGGACTATCTGAAAATGTTCCGTAATACATACCATTTGTACGCATACTATCAAGAGTTTGCGTTACATTAGATATTGTTTGACTTGCCGTAATATATCCCGCCGTTTCCAACGCTTCTATTCTGTCCGCTACCTTGTCGGGGTCGGTTGAGGACATATTGATTGTCTTGCCTGATATATCGGCTACTGTATAAGCGTCCCACTTTGAAGCGTCCCACGTTCCCGTGACGTTGTCGTCATTACATACATATAACAAACCCTGATAAATGACCTTGTCATTCGTGTTATATGTCGCCGTGTCGTCATAATCGGGCGCAAAGTTTGTCGTGCTTGCGGGGTTTGCCTGATTTTCCCAAACGCCGTTATTATAAACAAGAATTTCGCCGTCTGTGGGTGTTGTGATTGTAACGTCGTTAAGGTCGTCAACGTCAAGCGTGGGGGTTCCGTTCGTCCACTTCGTGCCGTCCCAAACTAACGTTTCACCGCTTGAAGGTGTCGTTGTGGTAACGTCACTCAAATCATCGAGCTCGTCAGGGATCGCGTTGAGGATGCCCTCGGAGGTTACTGTGTAGCCTACGCCGTGGCCTGCTGTCGGAGTGTTGTCGAAGATTACACTATCCGCGTCGTACTGATCGGCCACCGCGCCGTAGATTTGCTGCTCGAGATTATGGATAAAACTCTCGGAAGGGTCTCCGTTAGCTTCTGGGCTCTGCTCAACGGAAAGGATAAAATTAAGCGTTCCGATAATGTCGGCGCCGTCTTCAATTTTGATCTCACCGAAGGCATCCCCGGAACAAGCACACATCTGCTCTGTTGTCTCAATAATAAGATAGTTGCTGCTGGTGTTCGCGATCGCTTCTGTAACAATATGACCGTCGGGCTTTTTAACTGTTACCGTGAGCGTTTCTGCTCCGGAAAGTGTATAAGCTGCGGCTCCGTCAAAGAGATTTGCACGGAACTGTCGGCCCGTGTCGTACTGCGATGCGTGGAGGACTGGTCTCACTCCGGCTGGTATGAGATTTAAGTTTATTGTCTCCATTTGTTAACCTCCTATTTTGTTTATTTTGTTTTCAAGCGCCCGGATGCGGCTCTCTTGCTTTTTTATAATGTCCTGCAGATACGGTATCATGCCCACATAGTCAAGCGATGCGGGACTGTCTTCTGTCTCTGGTGTTACAAGATTCGGAAGTATTTCTGCGACGTCTTCTGCTACAAAGCCTCGCTTATTGCTTCCCAGATTCTTGTTTTTATAGTCAAAGCTTACCGCCTGAAGTTTTAATATCTTTTCGGCATCTTCAATAGGTTTTATATTTTCTTTGACCTTCCTGCTGGATGTCTGGACGAGAGAAATACATGTTAGTACGCCCGTGCTGCCGATTCCTGTTATTGTAAAGGAACCGCCGGAACCGAGGCCGAGGCCGCCGTCGCCGTAAATTGTCGCACAAGACGATCCGTACTCGTTGTAAAGGTCTAACACGCCTCTACCGTAACCGTTGCGATAAATTCGCGCGAGGCTGTTCCCGTTCGAGTAATACATATTAAATGTATCTCCGAGGTACGCCTTCACATTTCCGTTCGAGTGCTTAATTTCCAAATTATCACCGAGGTAGGTCTTTGCTGTTCCGTCTGAATAATAGAGACCGACCGCGCCACCGCTCGCGTCGGTTGAAATGCCCACAGCGAACTTCTGATTTGTACCCGATAGTCTGATTTGGCCGCCGGTTGTGTTGGACCACATTTCTGCGACGTTGTTGAGGTTGGTGTCTCTTATAGCAAAATGACATTCAGTGCCATTAAAAAGCCAACTTCCACGCTCCTGACTTGATGAGTTAACGAGGACAAGCTTTTCTCTTGCTGTAAGGTTTTTAAGTTTCGCTTCTCCCGTTGTCATGTTGATCGTGGAGTTGTGTCCTACGTCTTCAATTACTCCCGCTTTTATAAGGTCTGCGTTAAGCGTACCCGTCGAGACATAATTTGCAACGATTTTTCCGTCGGATGTGATCGCGGTTCCGTAGGGTCCTGCGTAGGTTGTCGCGTAACCGAGGCCGTTCTTATTCCAGCGCCACACCTGCGTTGCTGTTGTTATGTCCGGCGTATTCATTATTAAAATTTCGTCGGGATAGCCGTCTCCGTCGGCATCATGCAAAATAACATAACCTCCGAGGTTTCCTGTTATTAATTCCGTAGCATGGGTGATCGCTTCGGCCATAAAGGAACGGCTGGCCGCTGCTGCTACTTCTTTGTTCTGGACGGAGATTGTGTCGGCTATATTTGTTTTAGCGCTTCCTACTGTTACTTTGGTGTAACGTTCCTCCAAGAAGTCCCACTCTGTCTCGATGCACTTTGCCGTTGCTGTTATGCCTAACGGCTCGAAGTAAACGTGGACCGTGTCGCAAAGGTCGACTCTCTCTGTAAGCCCTTGTAATTGCACAAAGTCCAGCGTGATATTATTAAACGCGCTGGTGAGGTTATGATTTGAAATATAGGCCGCTGCTAAATTAGCGAGCTGTGTTGTAATCGTGGTCCCGCTGTCCGGGTTGACATCCTGCGAAAAATCGACAGCGAGGTCTCTTGGAACGTCAAGCGTGAGGCCTGTCGGAACCCTTGTACCGACCGTTTTATTTCCGTTTGTGTCGATGTAAAACGGAACGATGCCGGTTACGAGATTTTCGATGCTTATATCCTGATTTATATTTGTAAGATTTTTGCCGTACCGGATCTGTACGCCGCGATCGGCTCCGCGGGAGTTTTTAAGGCTTGCTGTGTAATTGTCATACTTCCACTCGCCTCCGTAAACATCAAGAAGGCTGCCTTCTTTTCCTCCGAACCACGAGCGAACGCTCGACGGCTCTGCGATGCTGAAAGCGCGACTTACGGTCTTGTCGGTATTAATTATAAAATTACCCGCCTGCGTCTGGAGAAGCGCACACGCGGCCACACACGTGTTTGCGGAGCCACTTGTGATGATCTTCCCGGATAAGTCGTAGCTGATATGCTGGCAGGCGACCTCGAAGCGACCGTTGATTGTCTTCCCGACTTTGTATATGCGGAAAAGCTGCGGACTGTCCGTGTAATTTGGCTTAACCTTAATAAATCGGTTTGGCTGTATTTCGGCAGCGTGGATGCCGTCGGCAGCGTAAGAAAACGATGCCTCATACATCGAGTTTCGCGCTTCCTTTACGCTTCCTGATATACAATCAGAAAGCGGTCCCACGCCGTAATTGGTGGGGACCGTTCCTTCTGTTATTGATTGATATAAAATAGGTATCATTTTTCAACCTCTTAAATTGTATAAAATCGTGGCGTTATAACGACTTTTGAAACGCTTCCTGTTGTTCCTATTGTATTGAAGCCGGGAACCAGTTTCGGGAAGTTTCCGCTTATTTGGTTGTTTTTGTTTTCTGCTGGCAAACGATACGCGTTCATTGTCTCGCAGTCGATGTTTATATAATCGGAAAGCGAGGCGCTCATTGTGGCGCCTCCGAACGTGATCGTAACTGTACCGCTTCCTTCAATATGAATAAGCGGCTTTGCATCAAATCGAGTCGGGTTGTTTATTTTCCCGCCATTGCTAACCGTGATAGGCTGCTCCCCGGATATAAAGAAGCGTTCCGGTCTGCATGTAAAGTTTATTTCCGCTTCTCCGTATTGCATCAACCTATTAGCGACATTAACGCCGCCGGTATAATATGCCAAACGATATACTTCCGGCTCGAAGCTGTCTTCCAGTCTGGTGTACCCTTTTTGTGAATTGAGCCACGCTTCCGCGGCATCAACGGCAGCCGCGAGGTTTTCTTCTCCGGATGCTGTAAGCCAAACCTTGTAACTTCGCTGCACATCGTTCCACGCGTCCTGCTGATAAATAATAACGCCGTTTTTTCCGGGAACGTCGTACACCGTTTGTTTTCTTGTTGGTCTTTCAAAGGTCGGGGCCTCGCTGACTACCATGCCATAGTCGGACGAGGCCTCGCCTCCGTATACAATCAAGCCACGCTTGTTTGTAGTGTGATTAATGAAATTAGCCATAAACCGCAGACCTCCTTGCTGTCATTTCCTCCAACTTGTAAGCGATCGCGTCAGCCAGTTCGTTGACGTTCTGGCCTTCGGCTGCATAGACATTAATTGTGATAGGTCTCTGTTCTCCACCAACTGCATCTTTCATCATGTTAAGGAGTTTGTCAGTTCCTATAATTAACTCGCTTCCAACTTCGCCGCCGCCGAGAAGCTGCCCGTTTTTCTGGCCGAAAATCGTAGCGCCGTTGAGCATTATCGGTTCGTTCATTGCTTTTGCATACCACGATATGCCGAAACTCGGAACTCTCGGAGGATCAAGTGAAAAACTTCCACTAATTGTGAAATGCGGCATTTTTATACTTGGAAGGCTCCAGTCAAAATTGAAGAAACTTTTAACCTTCTCGATGCCGCTCTGGACTGTTGTTTTAATTGTCTCGAAGATATTATGAAATTTGTCCTTGATTGAATTGAGCCCATTTGTAACAAAATTTGTAGCGGCTGTAATTCCGTTAGTAAAGAAATTCTTAACCGCATTGATGCCATTGGAAACGGTCGACTTGATGTTGTTGAAAATATTTGAAACGCCCGCCTTGAGGCTGCTGCCTATTCCTTTTAGCCAATTTACAACCGCGCTTATGCCGTTAGCAACTATATTTCCTCCGTTATCAAGGAAGCCTGCAAGCAAACCTCCGAGATTATCGAATAACCCGATAACAAAGTCTATAAGTACCGGGACCATGTTCACAAGCGCTAAAAATATTCCTTCTGCAACTGCGATAACGGCCTGAAGAAGAATTTCAACGTTGGCGGGATCTGTAAGCGCCAGCGCCAGTTCTGAAATTATCGTTACTAATGCTGGGATAAGAACCGGTAAAACGACACTTATTTGATCGCAAATTAAGCCGACAAGCTGAATAAGTCCATTGACGAACGTCTGTACGTTGTTGCCGTCTGCAAGCCATGTTACAAGCGACATTATAAGTGTGGTTAAGCCCTCAATTATAATAGGAAGCGCCTCGAAAAGCGCCGCAACGACGCCCTGTATGCCTGCAATTATCGACGGCATCATTTGCGGGATCATACCCGTTATTGTCGTGATACCCTGAACTAAAACGTTGAAGACCGCGCTTACGAGCTGTGGAAGCATCGGAGCAAAACCTGAAATTAAACTTAAAATCAAGGTTTCTGCGACCGTCATGAATTGCGGAGCAAGTTCTGTTATTTTCGAGATAACGCTCTGAAGGCCCTCTTGTATTTCTTCGACGCCTCCGTTCCCGCTGAATACTTTTGACAAACCTGTCATTACGGATGTTATTCCGGGAAGGAAGTCTTTCATCATGGAAATTTTCAAGCCTTTAAGCGAGTCCTGCACATCAATCATTGTATCTTGATAATTGTCGGAGGCTGCTATTGCGTCTTCGTCCATATAGGCGCCAAGCTCATACATTTTGTCTTTTGTCGCGTCGAGTTCCTCGTTTGTCATGGAGAAAACTGCTCCAAGCTCTACAGCGCCTTTACCGAGAAGGTCGGATGCTAAACTCATACGCGTTTGTTCGTCAGTTACATTCTGCAATGCTTTTACCGTTGCCTCGAAAAGCTCGGCCTGATTCATTGACGCGACCTGCTCCTGCGATATGCCGAGAGCGTCGAACGCCTCGCTCCCGTCGACCGCTGCGTTTGCAAGTGTCTTCATTGCGGTTTTCATTGAGTCGATTGACGAGCCTGCTCTCTGAAGAACAAAGTCCCACTCCTGATATGATTGAGTGTCTAACATCATTTTAGCGGCGTTGTCGCCTATAGCGTCGCCCATAGCGCTTACGTCGTTGGCAGCATCTATAAAAGCCTTGCCTGTTGCTACGGCTGCTCCTGTTGCTGCTGTAAAGGCTGCACCTATTACGGCGCCTGTTGTTTTGAGAGCGCTCGCGAAGGTGTCTCCAAACTTCTTACCGCTTTCGTTTCCTGCGCTTTCTGCAGCCGTGCTGGTGGCTCCTGTTAGTTCCTTCGTGATCTCCTGCTGGCTACCTGCCATTGACGGGATGATTGAAACAAAGGCCTGTGCTACTTCGATTTTGTTACCGCCTGCCATTTTGTTTACTCCTTATCCACTCGCGAAGTTTCGGCAGCGGGAGTGCGTCTTTGCCGAGTTTCCGCTTTGTATTGTCTTCCTTACCCGGTCTGGTGTAAGGTGTTATTTTCGGTTTCTTTTTGCCTTGTGTTGCAAAATTAACAAGGTTTGCATTTATCACTTGTAAAAGGTCGTAAATATCCGCGAGAAGCTCGTTTGTTTTGAGCTGTTCGGTCCACTCTGTAGGCCCTCCGAGGTCTTTTGCAAGTGCGCTATTTCCTCCCAAGTGTTTAATAAACGAATAGAGGGAGCGCCACGAAAGCGCTCCCCCTGCGTCGTCAAGCTGATAAGCTGTTCGTGTTATAAGGTCATACTCGATAGCCTCTGCGTGTTCTTCGCAAAACTCCGAGAGGCTTATGATTCCCCCAGACTAACACCACTCGCCTTTTGTGTCGCTTCGCTCCATGCGTTTATGATCTGCTTAAGCTCACCGACTGTGAGGTCGTCCATTAATTCCTTACCGAGATATGTCTCGAAAAATTTAATAACGTTTTCCTCTTTTTTCATTCCTGCGAGTTCTTTCCTCTTAAGCGAAGTACCGAGCGGGATGTTATAAAATTTCCCTTCGATCTCAACTTCGAGGACTTCTGTCATGTTTCTCTCAAGTTTCAAAGTGTTTGGCATGGTAAAACCTCCGAAAATCTAAAATTAAGAACCGAGCTGTCCGTCGTCCTTCATGAATACCCAACTTGCGGCCTCAATAGTCGCAGTCCATGTGATCGCCTCCGTAGGTGAGAAGGTGATGTCGTCAAGGTCTCTAACGATGCCCTTCTCGCAACCGAGCATGAGCATGTCTTCGCCGTCCTTCATGATAAAAAGGAACGCTGCGGGTGCTGCTGATACTCCGGGCGCTACGTTAACGCTTACGAGGTTGCCGTGGTTGCTGTCCGCTGCTGTGTATGTAACATTGGATGAACCGAAGATTGTCTCGAGCGTCTTCTTTTCTGTATACATGAGCGGGGCCTGAACGGTGCCGCCTTCGTCGGATGCGATAAGGCGCTCTACTTCCTTTGCCCAGTTGCGCAAAGGGTCGCTGTCCTTACCGGTGCTCCATGTGATACCGTCGGCTGTTACCGCACCGACTTCTGTCCAGCTTGACAGGCCTGTGCTGTCGCTCGGATAAGCGGGCAGGCTGGTTCCTGCCGGAGCTGTGTAGAACATGCCGGTTGCAAGGCCGATACCCAAATTAACCTTATTTGATGCCATTTTGTAAGCCTCCTATTTATTAAGATTCTTCTGGTATTTCGTACGCTTCACGGTGGGCCGTAACAAGTACGGTTGCCGTGCAAAGTTTTAAGTCCGGGCGTACGGGATCTGTACCCCACGATGCCAGACTGTTTATTAAGACATTTCGAAGCGCTCCTGCCTGCTGCTGTGAAATTACTTCAAGGGCGCCGAGGGCCGTTCTTAACAGTTCGGATGCGTCGGCGTTGGTTTCTGCTCTGGCGTCAATTCTTACCGTAAACGTGTCAATCGCGTTAGCCGAGTTGCCTCCGGCTTCTGTAATAAGCAATGACGGAACGGTAAATTTTGCGGGCAGAGGTTTAACGTAAACCGTGAAATAATCACTCAAAGCGAGCCTGATTTCTTCCTCGATGTCAAAAGGTCTTAAAATGTTCATGTGATCGCCCTCGTTAGTGCTTGGTCTTCTGCTTCTGCTATACTCGCGTTTTTATCCGCGGCCGTAACAAAGCCAACCCAACGCCCACCGCCGAAACCTCCGACTTGCACGGTGGCTTTGAAGCCTTCACCGCCTCTGGTGTTGTTTGCGTCGGCATTGTCGCGTATTTCTTCCGCTGTGCTTGTTACAACATCCCTTACGCCGTCTGATAGCAAAATTTGACGGAACCCTTCGGAGTTAAAAACGATGCGCGTCTCTTTAGCCATTTTTAACCCTCCCAACGTATAAGGTTGAGCTGCATATTCGAAAGCGATCGCGCTCCGGGCCACTCTTTCGGATCTCCGTTTATTGTGAAGACGTCGCCATTAAACTTGATGCGGTCGCCTGCTTTTACGTCGGAGCCTGCCGGGAGGTATGCTGTCAACTGCTCATTAATGCCAAGAACGCGGCCGTCCTGTGAGAGGCTTGTTGTTGCCGGCTGGATGCTGCAGCCTGTGATCTTTAATTCGGTTACCGCTCCTGTCGACCAGTCCGGTATTATTGAGCCTCTTTCGGTCTTCGTGCCGGGCCTAACGCGGGTTATTTCCTGATTACAAAAAGAAGGAAGCATGTCAAAAAACCCCCTTTAACCTATACGCGTCCAGCGTCTCTCTTGCATCGTTTGTTAACGCCGCGGAACCCTTTCCGGAGTATGTTGCATTGTAAGAAATTGAAACGCCGCCGGCGCTCTCCGAATTAACACCATAGGTGTCATTTACGGCGCGTGCCACGCGGTTTGCTGTCAATTCTTTAATTGCTCCAGTCTGGAAGCCGGCGGGAAGTCCTGCTGTATATTTAACAAATACTTTCGACCTCTTATTCCTGACGCCTGCGTCGTATATCTTCAGTAAGCCGTCGCCGGAACTGATGTCGATTTGTGAGGCGTCCGTGATCGCGTCGCCGGTCCACTCCTGTGCTTCATTGTCCCAGATTGCATCGAACACCACTTTGTCGATGCTGGAGACATATGTCGCGGGGAGCTGTATTAATAAATCGTTTCCGACATAAGCGTCTCGGAGGTCAAATATGTTATATAAAATACCGCATGTTAAGGACGGGGTGATATGCCAACCGCAGAAGTTCCGGATAGATGCCGTTGCGCTCGGGATGTTTGCCGCGATTCTAACATCACCAGTAAATTTGTTGCCGGTGAAACTGTTAAACTCCGTTTCGGTTATGAAGTCTGGAAGCGTCTCCGCGTCTATAATGTACCCCCACGGGGTTTGCTGTGGGTGCTGGAACTCGCTCATTTGTTGCCGCCTGCCTTCCTTGATTTGTTTGCCGGTGTCTTCTTTGCCTTCGTTTCGGGCTCTTCCTTCACCGGTTCAGGTGCAGCCTGCTGCGTCTTTTTGGGTGCTTCCAACGGCTTTGCTCCTGCAGGTGCTGTCTCGGGATCGAGCCAAACCTTACGGCCGTTTACTTCGTAAATTTTCACGGGTGCGTTCCTCCCTTCTTCAAAAATAGGAAACGAGGGCGCCGATAATTCGACGCCCTTCAATTTCAATTAGGATCCGCTGGATGCGAGAAGCACAACGCCCTTGAGGTCAACGACTGCTGCTGCGAGACGCTCTTCTGCAAGGAGGGTTACTCTGTTGTAGAGTGCGTCGTCTTCGTTCTGCTCATAAAGACGAACGTCGAGGCCACCCTTCTTCCAAACCTTAACGGCTTCTCTTGCTGCAACGAGTGCCTGTCCCTGTGTTACTGTGCTGGATGTGTAAATCTGAACACCCCAGATTGATGCGGGAACGTTAACTGCTCCGTTGCCATAGGGACCTACAAAGTAACCGCCGCCGTAATACTGGCCGTTCTGGTCCTTTGCTGTGAGAAGTGTGAAAAGGTCGGCAGGGTTGATGATAACGACGGATGCGTCGTAAGCGCTGTCGCTCTTAACCTTCATGATTGAAGCGAGAACGCCGTCTGCAAAGGTTACGTTAGTGCCGTCGTATGTCTCCGCACCAATACCAACTGTGGAGCCTACTGCGTTGATGATATGAGCATCCTCAACCTTACCGAGCTGGTAAATAAGGCTGTTCTGAACCTCGGAAGAGAGGAAGGGCTCGTCGTAGAGAATTTCGTCTGTTTCCTTGATGTAAGCAGCGATCTTGGAAAGCGCGAGGGTTGTGGGTGTGAAGCTTGTAGAGTTCTGGGGCTTCTTTGCGCCTTCTGCTGTTACTGCGGGTGTGCCTTCGTAGGCGCCCTGCATAAAGTAAGTGATCGCGTTGCCGCTGATTGTAGCATTTGTGAAGAGGTCTGCTGCTGCGTTTCTTCTGGGCTGGGGTGCTACGCTTCTGTCAACGTCTGCGATCTGGACGGATGTAACAACGTCTGTTGCTGCCTTAAGGTGGACGGATACGCCAGACTTCTTGTCTGTCATTTCCATTGCTGATTTTGTAAACTGCTCGAGTTCTGTCATGTTCTTAACCTCCGTTGAGTCTTTGTTTGTGTCTTCGGCATTACCGATAGTCTTGAGAATGTCTGCAGCCTTCTCGGATGCTGCTACCTTTGCTTCAAGATCCGCGATCTCTTTTACGAGCTCGTCGCCTTTTGCGAGTGTCTCGTCGGTTACGTCGTCGGAACGAAGCGCGGGCTCCATGTCGAGAAGCGCCTGCTTTTTCTCTGTGAGCTGTTCCTTAAGTGTCATTTTCGGGAACCTCCTGCATTGATTTTATTTTTTCGAGAAGTGCTTCTGCTCGCTTTGAATTACTGTTAACCTCGGGCTCCTCCACGGTCGTGTTGGCCTTCGGCTCTGTCTCTTCGTTGTCTGCTTCTGCTTCCTCTTTATCGTCTCCCGGCTCTGTCAGTAATGACTGGGCCAGAGAAATGATCTTGTTTATTGTCTCTTCGTCGGCCTTGCGGTTTCTGCGTCCCTGCTTTGTCTCGGGCTCTGCTGCCTTGACCTCCGTTGCGACTGCGTTCTGGTTTGCGGGAACTGTTACAACGCTGATTTCGAAGACTTCAAGTTTTGTAAGGACGTTATATATGCCCGCTTTTTCTTCCTCTGCTGTCGGTCTTCTGGCGCCTAAAATGTCATAAGCGAAAGAAAACTGATAAATTGCTCCGCTCTGGAGCATCTTGCGGACGTCCTGCGCCTGCTGTGTATCAAGGAAATTGGCTTCGATGTACGGACCTTTTTCTGTGTCTTCGATCGTCTCAACGGCTCCGATAACTGCCGAGAAGTCGTGATTAAAGCAAAGCGGGAACGGGTGGCCGCTCTCTTTTCTCTTCTCGATTGTCTCTGTAAACGCGCCGGGCTCGATGATGTCGCCGTAGCTGTCGGGCTTTTTATCGTAGGTTGAGAAATAACCCGCGATCTGGCCGAGGTCGTTTGCTTTTAGTTCAAACGATTTATAAAGGTGTTTGTTTTCCATTGTTTAACCTCCGGTTATAACTATTTCTGTTGTGCAATTACAGCCGCAGGAGTCGTCGGGATCTCCTGTGAACTCTCCGGGCCAGTGCTGGCCGTTGGAGAAGTCGGCATCAATCGGAACCCGCTCTCCGTTCATTGCAGCATGAGAGGGCCTCGCATTTTCTCCGGTTACCCACTCTTTCTCAACGATGCGGCCGACCACTCTCGGAGCGCTCTCGCTTATTGCTTGGTGTGTTGCTTCTGCGATCGCGAAAGATGCGATAGCTCCTGCTGCGCTTTTTGCGAGGCGCTCTGCTGCATTTTCCCTAACCTCGAAAACGTGAGCCGTGTCCGGCTCTTCCTCCTGTTGGTCTTCCTCAATGGCCGACAGTGTGTTTTCGTTTATAAGTTTTGCTCTCGCTTCTGCTGTCTTCTGGATGTATTTCCGAGTTACTTCGGTGTTATATTCTGATTCGAGGATGTCCGCGGCCTCTTTGCCGTGTTTGTCCGCGATGCTTTCGAGAACTGGCTGCAGGTCTTCTGCAAGTTCTTTGTCCCAGCGCTCTTCGTTCCAGAAGTCCTCGGGTGATGCGCTAACCTTCGGGATAACGCTCCGGGCCTGTCTTTTGAAAAAAGCGGCGAGGACTTCTTCCACCTTCGTGTCGTCGTCCTTGTAGCTCTTTCCTTTTATACGGAGTTCGGTTGATGTTTTGCACGTCTTGCATCCGCACGGCTGGAGTTTCTTTGCCTGATTATCAACGCCGGGGTAGTCGTATGCGTTGCCCTGCGTGTCCTGTGGGCTGGCCTGACCGCCTTCAATAACATTAAGCGGCGTTATGATCTGTGAACCCTGTCCGTCCGGTAACTTCGGCAGGTTGAGTTCTGCTCTGACCTCGTCTCTGGTGAGATAAGGTGCTCCTGCTGCGCTCTGGTATATTGCAGCGCGTTCCTCGAAGGAACCCTTCAATTTCTCCGTTAAGTCAAACTCGACATAAGTGTTCGGCTCCGCGCCTATCATTGGAAGCAAAAACGCATTTATGCGCTGCTGCAGCATCTGAAGGACTGGGCCTAAACATTCGGCGTACAGCGCTCTGGCGTTGTCTCTGGCGCTCGCGTAGGTCTGGGTGTCGCTGTGCCAAATAAGCGACGGGTTAACGCCGTACGCGGCCGCTACGCTCTCTCTGGATAACTTTACGGACTGCGCCCACTCCGACTCTTTAAAGCTGGTGGAGAAAGGTTTAATCTCCATGCCGTCTTCCATTATCGGGATGCTGCCCGCCTTGCTGCCGCCGCTGCCCCACGCTTCACGAAACGCTGTTGCAAATTTCTTTTTTTGCTCTTCGTTCCACGGTGCTACGTCTTTCGGTCTTATGATCTGCGCATTTAAGCGCCCGGATGAGTGCCAGAGCTGGCGACGGAACCTTCCCGCTTCGACCTGCTCCTGCAGCGTCTGTCTTAATGCGCTTATTGGTGAAAGATAGCCGCCGGGAGATCCTGCGCTGTATGTTCTAAACTGGATAAATTCGGAACGCGGGACATCGACTGCCGTTCCTCCGTTCCTTACGCAGATCCTGATAACGTCCGGTGCGTACGATGTGTCTCCGTCTTTTCGTGGCTGGAGCCACTCCGTTGGCACGATGCGCAACTGGTACCCGCTCTCGCTGTTGGCATCCGGCAAGAGCCAAACAAAAACGGAACCGAAAACAAAATACTCGACCGCGAGGGCTCGGATGAACTCGAACTCTGTTTGGTCTTCGTTTGGTCTCCACAATAATTTGGCCGCCGTGCTGTCTCTATCCCTTTTACGCTCTGTCTCTCCGTCTCTGGTGTAAACCTTGAGCGGGAGTTGCGCGATGCTGTTTGATAAGAAATTAACCACGGCCTGCAGGTTGTCCTGTGTTTGGTAAAGCTCTTTCGCTTTCATGTTTAGGACCTGTGTCGATGCGTCTCCGTTCATGATTGAGACATTTATGACCGCCGGCTTCCTTACTAAACCCCAGCGCTCCCAAATACTGGCCATATTTGAGATACCTCCTTTTTCTGTATTAGATAAACGTCAAACTGCCGCCTGCTGCGTACGCTGATTCGTAAATCTTTTTAGTTTTTGCTACCATTGTTGCCCCGGCATAAGCCATAGCCGCGGCCATTAATGGCGAGATGTCGTCGGGGCTCTTCATGCGATCGGGGAGCATGATGCCGCCGCCTAAATTTCGAAGTTGGCATGTCCTACCCGGTGTATCGAGCACCGGCTGTGGCAGGTGATATACTTTCACGCCGCCTCTTCTGTCTTCGGGTGCGCAGGCTGCCACGGCATCGTAGAAGCGGTTCCAGCCTGCTGATAAATCAGGGCCGCCTTGCGCGATGCGTTCGACGCCCTTTATTGTGCAGATTTGCTCCGCTAAACCCGACGCTGGCGCTCCACGTTCCTGAAACGACAGTTTTATATTTCCGTATTTCGCGGCCCGTGCTCGGAACCAGTCGATTGCCCACTCCGTCCCGGTCCTGCGTTCAACGATTTCAACGTGGTAGTTTCCGTCTTCCCTCATGCCGCAAACTGCAATGACTGTATATTTGCGATCTTGCGACATATCGAGGCCCCAGAAGAGCTCGCTGTCTTCCCGGATGCTGCTCTCTGCGTCCTGACCTCCGAGCCACGCTCCGTCTGGGAACGGTTCGGGGAGTATTGTCTCGACCTGCTGGCACATACATTCGCTCCTGAACTTCGACTCCGGAAAGGTGTCGCGGTTTGCCAAGAGCGCACGTTCCGTCAATTTTCCGTACCCTAAAGCAGGGTTTGCCTGTGCAAGTGCCTTCAAGTCTCCCGTTTCGGCCTTATCCGGAGCCGACCACTCAAAAAGGGCTAACTGGTCGGCGTCTACATTTCCTCCGAAGTCGTTAGCCTTTGTTCCGTCTATTTTCTCCAGCGCCTGTGATCGCAACTGACGCAGCACGATGCTGTCGGGATCTCCTGCGTTGGAAAAACATATAATAACGCCGTTTGGTTTGGCGTTTGTGGATGCTGCCGCCGCGCTCCATGTCTCCCAGTCTCGATGCTCTCGGACCTCGTCTAACATTACCAAGTCGTTTGAGTCGCCTCTTCCGGCTCTTCGCGTCGGTGCTCCTACTTTATATTGTCTCTGACCTTTCAATATGAGCTTTTTATTGCCGTTTGTCCTGCTGATTCTCTCGATGCTGGACTGTAAGGCCTTTACTCCCTCTTGGTCAGCGATTACCGCCTCCCACACTTCCTCCGCTTTGTCCAAACTTAACGATGTACCGAAGACGCTCTCAACGCCGAGGACGTTCAAGAAGAAGGATGCTATAACCTTCGAGAGTGCTGTCTTTCCGTTCTGGCGTCCTACCATTAATACGATGATGCGGAAACGGAACCGCCACTCTGTCTTTAATGAGCCCACGATCTCCAACATGTGAATAAGCGCCCACTCCTGCCACGGGTATAATTGCATCCCGAGGACGGTCTGGGCGTACTCTATTGCTGCATAACCGAGCGATGTTTTCGGCGTAAGTTTTCTTAACGGTTTTGTGTATATTCGCGGTTGTGTTGCCCCTTTCATAGTTTTCAGCTTCCTTTCCGGTGTCGGTTACTGGAGCCCGAATTTGCTCCGTATTATTTCGACACTTGCTTCGGGGACCGGCTCTTCCTCTTCCTTATCTCCTAACCGATCTACTATGTTGATTAATGCCGCCACGGTGCTGTTGGCTGCTGTTGATGTCGCGTTATAAGCGCTGACTGCTGGGTTTATATATAAGTTCTTTCGGCCTTTTACGTACTCTTTGCTAACGGTCGCGCCTTCTGTCTTGATTTGTTTTTCAAGATCCGCGAGTATTTGCATCTGTACCTGATACCTTTTGAATGTGGTCCGGAAGAAAAAATCGGCCTGCACGCCTTTTTGCTCTGCTCTGGCGAGAATTTCCTCGACCTGTTCCTGCAACGTTTTATTCGGCATCGCTACCACCGTCCTTCGTGATCGTCTTAACCCAGAGTTTATTTCCTCCAATGTGTGTTTTTAATCGGCCGCGTAGCGCGAGCTGCTCGTCTGTGCTGTATGGATGCAGCGACACAAGTCTTATGATCGAATTATCGCGGTCAATAACGAACGGCTGGCCGTCGTCGACTCCACCGCTCTTAAAGCCTAACTTCTCGTATACTTTGCCGTTGTTTATTGTGGCATTGCTATAAGAGAAAATTTCTGTAACGCCCATTTCGAGCATTACGTCTTCGCACGCCTTCTGGAGTTTCGATGCACCTCCGTGGACCTGCGTGTTCCTTGCGATCGCAAGACGGACTAACTCGTACCCCTTCTTATCTCCGCGGACCGCTCCGTTTGCTGTGTCGTACATCATGACTGTTACAAGTTCGTGCTTGTAAACAAGTCCCAGACATACGGCGCTGTTTCTATAATTCGGGAGCGACTGCCTGTGATTCCTGATAAAAAAATCGAGGGCCACGTCTTTTGGGACCGGAAGTATCTCGCATTTTGAAGCGCGAAGCTTTCGTGTCGTCGTCGTCTCCGTCTTGTAACCTATTTGCTCGGCTGTCTCTTCGATCGCGTCCATAGGTGAAATTAAGAACACGTCGTCGGTCTTGTGTTCCGTTATCCACTTTCGGATGCTCTGGAACTTGTAACCCTTTATCGTCTGGAACTGGTTCTTTTCGATGAACTCGGCAGGGTTTATCTTTATCAGCCGCGATCTGTCGACCTGTGCTTTTTCTGCGATTGCCTCGATGCGGGACTCGAGAACTTCGTCGTAATATTCCCAGAGCTCCTGCTCTCTGGCTGTCATGTCATAAACTATCAAGGGCGGCCCTCAATTTGTTTATGATCTCTTCACCGTCCTGTTCGTTTATGGCGTCGAGAACGTGTCCCGCTGTCTCCGGCTCCATTTTGAACATGACTATTTTTTCAGATTTGGTCCCGAAGACTGAAACCGCAAAAATATAGCAGTTGCTGTCGGGAAGGATGTCCGTCGGGTTTTCCTTTTCCGCTGCTGCGATCTCTTCGGCATCCTCTTCCAGATTGAGTTCAAAACCTGTTAACTCGATGTTGAAACCTTCGGCCTTCAACGCCTCGAGTTCCTGCTGCACGATAAATTCGTCCCAGCCGCCTAACTCCGTCAGTCGGTTGTCCGCGAGGATGTAAGCGCGGCGCTGGGCGTCCGTGAGGCCTTCGACGAAAACTGCGGGGACTTCTTTCATGCCGAGAAGCTCCGCTGCCATTGTTCGGCCGTGGCCTGCGATGATATTGAGGTCCTTGTCAATTAATATCGGGTTAAGAAACCCAAACTCTTTGATGCTGTCCGCGATCTTCTGGACCTGTTCCTTGTCGTGGACCTTCGCGTTGTTCTTGTATGGCTGCAGCTTCTTCACTTCTACGGCCTGAACTCCGTCAATCGTTGCCATAGTGTTTAACTCCTTTTTCGCTCTGTGTTCTTCCAAAAAATAGGGCCGGGCTTCCTCGGGGGGGGAGTACACCGCCGGCCATTGGTCTACGCTTCGTCGTGCTTCTCCAAGATTGCGAGGCCCCTCCCTTCTGGGGTTACCAGATCCGTGATCGTTGCCCGAGGGCGTTGTCTCCGGAACCGTCTCCGCGCTGTCTATTGCAGCGCATGTGCGACGCCGCCACGTTGTTAAGGTCAAGCTCGAGCTCCGGGGCTCTGCTTACTGGCTGGATGTGGTCGGGCTCCCACGCCAACGGTGCGCTTGACGGCTGTATTGAGTAGTCGATGCGCTCACCGCAGATGTGGCACGGGGCTCTGTTCTTTCTGTCTCGGTCCCACGCCAGCTTTCGGATATATCTCCACCGTTTATTTCTCGGTCCTGACAATTTCCTCACCTACCTCATATTTGCACGGATGCGGGAAGCGGGACCTGATATATTCACCGACCTTGCCGCTTTTGAACGTTTCGTCGTTGGTGCTTATAAAGTCGGCATCCTCGGGAACAGTCTCAAGGTCATATATTTTTACGTCCTTGCGATCGCGGTACGGGATCTGGTTAACATTTCCGTATACGCTCCGCATTTGTGGGCTGCTGCATTTAAGAATTGATTGAGCCACGATGCTTTTCTCAAATAACATCGGTATATGCACTTCGAAGTTTATCTCCGGGCAGCCGAGTGTCTTCAATTCCTCGCGGGCTTTGACAAGGCTCCTGCCGTAGTGGTTTAACCACGGATAAACCTCACGAAGCTCGTTTATTCTCCAAGTAAGAGTGTTTTCCGCGTAGTTTATAAATTCTCCGCGGACTGGCTTCATAATAAAGAAGTCGTCATTGAATAAGTAAAACGTTTCGGAGAGGTCGGCCTCTTTGATAACTCGAAGCATTGAGGACCTGATGTGGTCCCACTTTGTCTCTCCGCTCTGCTCATGTTTAAGCGATCTGTCAGGCCGTAGGCCTTTTGGCTGCCCTCCGACAAACCAGACCTTCCCGTGTGGGAGGTTCTTTAGTGATCGGAGGCTGTAGCGGAGTTCTTCCGCTTCGATGTCTTTCCGTAATATGTAGACGACATCCGGTTTATTTTGTTTTGGCATGGTTTATTGTCTCCAATTAAAAACCCCGGCTGGTGCCGGGGTGCTGGTTAGGAAGATAAAATACTGAACTTCGTCATTTTATCAATTACAAAATATCACAAAAAAAACTATCAAAAACTATCAAGATTTTATTTTGCCATATATTCCGACGAAGGTCGGGCTGTTCCAATGGTCCGCGATGATCTGGCGCAGGTGGGCGTCGAAGGCTGGCGGGTTGTCGCGTTCAAGTAAGGTCATTTCCGCACGGATCAATTCATTAACGATTTTCTTCGTGAGCGTCTTTGTCAGGCTGTTCGGGTTGTCGTAGTGCTTCAATATTGCGACCGCGTCGACGTGATACATCCGTTTGCAAAGTCTCAAACATTCCAATAAAAAGATTTCGTCTTCTCCGTACTGGATGCCGCTCCGGAACTTGATACCGTTTTCTCGAAGGAACTCTCTGTTGATGATCTTACCCCAGACTGTTGTCCACTTCTGTGGCGGGTTTTTGAGGTCATAATATCCGCGGCTGTTGATGAAGCGGGGGACGGGCTCTGCGTTGGCGTAGCACCTCATGTGGTTAAACATCGTTATAATGTCGCCGCGCTCTTCTGCTGCGTCCGCTGCCTTTAACATGTCGTTTATTGCTCCGCGTCGCAGCTCGTCGTCGGCATCGAGGAAAGTAACGAAGTCCCCTGTTGCTTCTGCAAGCGCCAGATTTCTGGCGGCCGATACGCCGCGGTTGTCGACTCGTAATATGACGCGATGCTGCTCCGAGAAAAGCCTGCATATTTCGGCCGAGCCGTCCGTGCTGCCGTCGTCAACGATGATCGTCTCGACGTCTTCCATTATGGGAAGCGATTTGAGGCACCGCATTAAAAACGGCGCCTCGTTATATACGGGAACGATTATTGAAAGCCTCATGTTTTGCCCTCCGTCTTTTTCATAACAGCTCCGCAATTAGGACAAAAGTTTCCACCTCTTGACAAATCTTGACAGAATGGGCATTTATAACAACCTCTTGATACAAATATCCACTCGCCGTGCGGTCTTTCCGTCTTTAATACTTCAACCGCTTTGTCAAAGGCTTTTCCGACTTCTTCGGGTATATCTTCGGCATAATAAATATATGCAACAATGTTTTTTATTGCTTCTTCGTTAGTCATTTTGTGGCCTCCGTTTCTTCGTCTCTGTCGATAAAATCGGAGCAAGCGTCGAAAGCGTCGAACTTATGCTCCCATTTATGGCAGTACACTTCCGGTGTTGTCCTGCGTCCTTCTGCGTGTTTGCATCTGAAACAAGCGATGATCTTACCGAAGGGCTGCTTCATGATTTCGCGCCCTCCTGCTCGTAGTCTTCCAAAGTCTTTTTGATGCTGTTGAGGGCGAGGTTGTAGGCGTCAAATTGACCGCCCTTGCGTCCACCTGTTACAAACTCGTTTCGGTCTTTTATGATCTGCTTCAGGTCCGGGATGCTGATATATTGCTCACCGTCAACGGTTACTGTCTTTGCAATCATGGCGGCATCTCCCTTATATCTCAAACGGCAGCTCTCCTGTGGGCTGCTCCTGTGCAGGCTGTGGCTTTGCCTCCGGCTGCTGTGCTTCCTGCTGGCGGTTTGAGTTGTTGCTCTCGACAAACTCGACCTCGTCTACGATAACTTCTGTTGCAAACTTCTTTTCGCCGTTGGTGTCTTCATAGCTGCGCGTCTGGATGCTGCCACAAACCGCGAGGCGGGAACCCTTGCTAAAATACTTTTTCAAGAACTCGGCCGTCTGTCTCCATGCGATACAGTTGATAAAATCGGCCTGCCTGTTGCCGTCGGCGTCCTTGTAGTGTCTATCAACCGCGATCGTGAAAGCGCAGAAGGTGGTAGCGTTTGATGTCATTTTTACTTCAGGATCCTTTGTAAGTCTTCCAATTAAATTAACTTTGTTCATTTTGATTTACTCCTTTTTAGTATTTGAACTTTAATAATTCGGCCATTTTTTCAAGCATTGCCCGGTGTACGCGGTAAACCTGCGCGATGCTGATATGCTCCAGTTTTGCGACGTCTTCCCACCTTAAGCGGTTTATGTATCGGTCAATAGCGATTGCTTTATGGCACGGATCGTCGAGAAGGTCTATCATGCGGCGCGTTTTTGCCATTTCCTTAACAAGTCGGCGCTCTTCTTTCTCAACCTTTTCCTTCTGCATCGAATAATCGAGAAGGGCGTCGTCGTGCTGGGCTTTGGCTGCGTCGGCGTCGCGGCTGCTGCTCCCGTCGTTTTCGTAACGTGCCACGCCTGACTGGAGGCGATTCTGCATTATTTCCAACATACGGAGGTCTGCTTCGAGTTGTTTGTGGGCGTTGTAGTTGCGGTTAAGCCAACCTTGCGCTCTTTTACATACGGTCTTCATGCTTCCAGATCCTCCACTCTTATAAATATGGCGGCTGTCTCTGCGTAGTATTTAATAACGCGGAGTTCTGCGATCTGGGAGTCGTCCTGCCAAAAACCGACGGCCGACATTGCGTCTTCGATCTCTTTGACATAATTGCTGCAGTCGGGCTTTTTGGGCTTGTGGCATCCCCAGAGCTTTTTGTCCTTGATGCTGAAATAAAGGATAACGGTCAAGCTCACGGGGCCTGTTGCGGGTGTTGCCGGTTTAAACCTTTTGAGTTTAAGTTCGAACTCCTGTCGCATTACTGAAACTTTGGCCTTTTTGTAATGCTGGATGTACGGGACCTTCTGGCCGTTGGTGAACTTGTACCGGATGCACTCGCCTTTTTGCTGTGCTGTTGTCGTCGGCAGGCCGTTCTCGAATTTTAGTAAAAATTCATTTTTCAATTTGCTACCCTCCCTTCGTCTTCGTTTATCCACTTTG